CAATTCGAATTATGGTCATCTTATATTCAGTAAAAAGTTTCATAAACAATATCAACAAGTATTAAAAGAACTAGGTGAAGTCAATCCTGATTCACGTAGAGCTTCAATGATATATCAAAGACCAAGTATATGGCGTGAATTTAAAGAAGATGGTAAGAATGATTTTATTTGCACTAATGCAGTTACCTATTATATAAGAGATGAACAATTGCACTGTGTAGTTCAAATGAGAAGTAATGATGTTGTATATGGTTATCGAAATGATTATGCTTGGCAAAAATATGTGCTAGATAAACTAGAAAAAGACTTATACTTTGGTGGTCATCCACTTAAAAGTGGTGGTAAAATCTATTGGCAAGTACAAAACTTACATGTATATGAGAGGCACTTTGACTTAGTAAAATGAAGAAATACGAAGAAGCTTTAGTGATTACAATGGAAGAATGCGGTGAACTCATTCAAGCATGTAGTAAAGTAATACGAACAAAGGGTGATACTAAATATATGCGTAATCTTCAAGATGAAATAGGCGATGTCATGACCATGATTGAAATATTAAAGATGAATGATTATGTAACTGATAAGCAAATTGAAGACCGTATGAAAGAAAAGAAAAAGAAATTAATGAAATGGAGTTTATTGTTTGAATAAATGGGATAAAAGATTTCTTGATATAGCTAAATCTGTATCAACTTGGAGTAAAGACCCAAGTAGAAAAATTGGAGCGATTGCAGTAAGAAATAGAAAAATGCTCTCAACAGGTTATAATGGATTTCCAAAAGGTATTGAAGATAGTCAAGAAAGATATGATAATAGAGAAGTAAAATACCAATATGTTGTACATGCTGAAATGAACTGTATATATAATGCAGCAGAAAATGGAATATCACTAAGAGATTCTACACTATACATTTATGGTTTACCAGTTTGTGGGAATTGTGCATTAGGTATTATACAAGCTGGAGTCACAAGAGTTGTTTCAGTATCAGAAGGAACACCTGATAGATGGATAGAAGCAATAAGAAAAACAAATGAAATATTTAAAGAAGCAGGAGTAGGATATGAGTTCACAGAAGTTTGACCCAAAAGAAATAGCAAATTCTACACGTATATATAAGAGTGCGACACCGAAATATACGATTGATTGGTATATTAAATGGATAGCATCCATATTTGTATTAGCAGGAATGTCAATACGAGGAGTAGATGGATTTCAATTTTATGATTTAGTATTCTCTATTCTAGGTGTATCTCTTTGGACAGTGGTTGCAGCTTTATGGAAAGATAGAGCTTTATTATTATTAAATGGAGTAGGAGTAATGTTTCTTATAAGAAACTTAATTCAATCAATATGAGATTAGATTATAAAGAAAAAGGCAAGATAGGTATTACATTTTCATGTTTTGATTTATTACATGCAGGTCATGTCACAATGTTAGAAGAAGCAAAAAGACATTGTGATTATCTTATTGTAGGACTGCAAACAGACCCAACCATCGACAGACCAGATAAAAACAAACCAATTCAATCGATTGTCGAAAGACAAATACAATTAGCAGGATTAAAATATGTAGACGAAATTGTGACATATCAATCTGAAGCTGATATCATTGACTTACTTCTTACATTACCAATTAGTGTAAGAGTTGTTGGCGAAGATTATAAAGGCAAAGACTTTACAGGTAAAGAGCTTTGTATACAACAGAAAATTAAAATCATATATAATAGTAGGAAACATAGTTTTAGTACTACAACTTTGAGGGAAAGATTAAATGAGAATAGCAATAACGGGAAGTGATGGTTATATAGGTCAACGCCTAGTAGAAAAATTAAAAGATACAGAACATGAATTACTTTTAATTGACATGAATGAAGACCATAGACATCCAGCGGGTGGTAATGAAGTTAAACATAGAGCTTCTAAAACTTATTGGAACATTCGAAATACTCCAATACATGGAGGATTGCCTTGGCATTGGATAATGTTTGATTGTGTAGTACATTTAGGAGGATTAGTTAAAGTAGGAGAGAGTGTTAAAAGACCGTGGGATTATTATGATACAAATGTAAATGGTACAAAGAAAGTGATTGAAGCTTTTCGCGATGCCAAGTTTATATTTGCTTCTACAGGTGCAGCATTTGACCCAACATCTCCGTATGCTAGGTCTAAAGTTGCAGCGGAAGATATTGTAAAAGAAATGTGTGATGAATATACTATCTTTCGTTTCTTCAATGTAGGAGGAGGAACACCCACAAATCCTGAAGGACTATATGCTGCAACAATGAATGCATGCGAATCAGGAACTTTTACAATTCATGGTAATGATTATAATACGAAAGATGGAACTTGTGTAAGAGATTATGTCCATGTAGATGATTTATGTGATGCTATTATAAATGCAATACATGAACCAGGAGCAAATTCTGATTATGAACCACTTGGTTCTGGTAAGTCTTATACTGTTTCTGAATATGTAAATACATTCTTAGAAGTCAATGGACCTAAATTTAAAGTAGAATATGGTCCAAGAAGAGAAGGAGACAATGAATCAAGTGAGGTACCATTTATGAGCAAGTTTATGAACCCTCAGAAAACACTAGAGGATATAGTTAAATTATGAAGATAGGAATATTATTAGGTAGAGGAGTAGAAGGAGTAGGCTTAACTAAAAATGTAGTTGAGTTTCAAAATCTATATCCAGATGTTGAAGTGTTTGCCACTATTGATAAGTTATGGCAAAGAATGGACTCAATGAAGTTTAACGTAAATTATTTTAGAGGTGCAGATTGGAATGAAGTATCTAAACCAGCTAAAAGATTTCCTGACCTCATGTCATGTACAGATGTAATTAAAAGATTAAATGAATTAGATGCGTGTATAGTATTCAGTGTACCATCTAAATCACACCCTGAAGAATGTGGTGAAAACTTCTTAAGAATGCTTGATGAAATTAAAGTCAGAAAGTCATTAGTACAAGTAGACCATAAAATACAATCAATTACACGTAACTATAAACTCAAAGAAATATGTGAAAAGGTAGATGTATTAATGTGCCACTATGTAGAGAATCCATTTGGACTATGGGTCAAGAAACAAGGTATCACTACACCACTTACAAATATGGGTGTAGGATTTAACTTTACTAAAGACCGTTGGAAGCCTATTGAAGAACAAGACCCTAGGTATATACGATGGGTTGGTCGTTCAGCAATGTGGAAAGGACCAGATGTATTAATAGATTTACACAATAAACATTATAGAGAAAAAGGTTTCATTACTGTGTTAGAAGGATTAGAAGCATCAATACAATGGCCGTTAGTTGTATATGAAGATGGATTTGACCAAAAGATTCGAAGAGATGTGGTAAACTATTTTAGACCTGAAAAAGGTATAGACGATAATGCAACTAAAGAACCACAATATGGAACTGAACAAGAAAATCAAGGTGCTTATCTTTATACACCATATACCTATGATGATATGATAGAACGTATGAGCTTAGGTGGATTTGGTAGTGACCTTATGTATTTTAAAGATAACATATATGGAGACAATGTTGAGTATTGTCATACTGATTCCTTTATGGCTGGCGTCATACCAATATTTCACAAACATTTTTGCGATAACGTAATTCACCGTACTCAGGGCAAACCTATAAGCGAGTGTGAGAATACAGGCACTATCGGTGTTGATTACAATAATCCACAAACAAGTCTTATAACTCAACTTTCAAAAGACAATGGTATGAGAGATGAGTGGAGACATATGATGTTTGATTTTTGGAAAGAACACTGTGATGCAAGTGTAGTATATAATGATATCGCGGATAAGACACTTAATTATAATGAAGTAACTGTATCAAGTTTGGAGGATTTCTTCGGATGAAATATGCAAGTATAGTACCACTTATTGGTGGTTCAACAATCGCAATGCAAAATGTATTTGGTAAAAGACCTGAATATATGTTGACATATGATGGGTTTCAAGCAAATGAAGAACACTTAATACATTATTATAATAATGAAGTGCCTTATATAAATTTATCAAATACGCCTAACCCAGTACTCGAATCAGTTGATGTTGTAAATACTGTATGTCCTTGTGCTGGATTAAGTTCATTGTCAACCTCTGCAAGTTCAACCAATGAAGCAAATGATTGGATGATTACTTCTGCAGAATATGTATTAGATGAAATAAAGCCTAGAGTATTCTGGGGTGAGAATGCACCAAGACTTGCATCAAAGATGGGCGAACCTATAGTAGAAAAGTTAAAAAAAATAGGTAAGAGAAATGGTTACACTTTCTCCTTATTGCAAACAAAATCAATCCTTCATGGTTTGAGTCAAACAAGAGATAGGTCATTTTATTTCTTTTGGAAAGATGAACGTGTACCATTATTTGACTACATGCATGCACCGCCCGGTAATATCGCAGAAGATATACGCTCAGTAGAATATAATAAAGATGACCCTATGTCTATATTGACAAACGATAAAGTTCCATCAGAAAATCCATATTATCGTTATGTCCTAGAAGTAATACATGGTGGAATAACACATAAAGAATTTTCTGCTTCACTTGAAAAGACAGCAAACATAATGGATTATATCGAAGAACATACAACTTATAAAGAAGTTGAACCTTGGATGAGAGAACATGGATTTGAAAGAGAAGCAAATAGATGTTTAACTATGTATGAAAAGCTTAAAGCAGGTGGTAATATTATGAGAAAAAATGTTGAAGTACCATGCGATAAGATAGGTGCATTTGTTGGACACTTACCTACAATGTTAACACATCCGGATATCGATCGATATCTCACTGTCAGAGAAGCATTATATATAATGAGGATGCCAAATGACTTTGAATTATTAAACCCCAAAAGAACTATAAATCATATATGTCAAAACGTTCCAGTTAAAACTGCAGAGTTTGTATCAGAACAAGTTTTGAATTACCTTAATGGTAAATGTGATATGATTGAAACATCATTCCTTACTCAGGATAATCGAAAAAAAGCCGTTAAATATGAAAAAAGTAGTTTACAATTAGACCAATTTATGGTATAATATACATATTAAAATAAAAAACTAGGAGTGACTATATGCCAAGTATTGATTTAAGGCCAAGGCCAAATCGAAACAAACGAGATAAGCGACCACAAAGAGAAATGCCCTTTGATATTGCTTTAAGAAAATTTAAAAAGGCCTGTGAAAAAGCAGGTATTGTACAAGAAGTACGAAAAAGAGAGTTCTATGAAAAGCCTACAGCTAAAAGAAAAAGAAAAAAAGCTGAAGCCATTTCAAGAGCTCGCAAATTACAACGCATGAATGATGCATACAATAGGCCTATGAAAGGCAGGAGAAGATAATTATGTCTATAATGGATAAATTAAAAAAGAATAGTAAAATTAAAGATACTTCTATTCTTTCTAAGTCAGCGCTATTCGCTGAAAAAGATATTATTACAACTGATGTACCAATGGTTAACGTTGCATTGTCAGGCGATATCGATGGAGGACTTACATCAGGACTTACAGTTCTAGCAGGTCCATCAAAACATTTTAAAACTTCATTTGCTTTGCTGATGGGAGCAGCATATTTAAAGCAATACGAAGATGCAGTAATGCTCTTTTATGATTCAGAGTTTGGTTCACCACAATCTTATTTTGAATCATTTGGTATTGATACTTCAAGAGTATTACATACACCAATTACTGATGTCGAACAATTAAAGTTTGACTTAGTTGGCCAACTCGAAAATATAGATAGAGGCGATAAGGTCATCGTTGTTATTGATTCTATTGGTAACCTTGCTTCTAAGAAAGAGTTGGAAGATGCTCTTAACGAAAAGTCTGTAGCAGATATGTCAAGAGCTAAAGCATTAAAGGGATTATTCAGAATGGTCACTCCTTATCTTACTATGAAGAATATCCCTTTACTTGCTGTTAACCATACTTATCAAGAAATTGGATTATTTCCTAAAGCAGTTGTTTCAGGTGGTACAGGTATCTATTACTCAGCTGATAATATTTGGATTATTGGAAGACAACAGGATAAAAAAGGTACAGAGATTCAAGGGTATCACTTTGTAATCAATGTAGAAAAATCTAGATTTGTAAAAGAAAAATCTAAAGTGCCAATCTCAGTATCATGGGAAGGTGGTATCGAACAATATAGTGGTTTATTAACAGTTGCAATGGCAGGTGGATATGTAACAAAACCAAATGTTGGTTGGTATGCTGCTGTTGATACAAAGACTGGCGAAATACTAGAACCTAAAGTAAGAGAAAAAGATACTCTAAAGAAAAAGTTTTGGGAACCAATCTTTGCAAATTCAGACTTTAAAGAGTTTGTAAAAACGTATTACTCAATCGGTCATAGACCAATGATTGATATAGACCTAGACCTTGAAATAGAAGACTAATGTACAAAATAACTGATAAAGATTACTCAATTGTAGAAAATGATAACAGCGCATTTCAAGGTGTAAAGCTTAAAACTGGTACATGGAAAGATGTTATTGTAGTATATGGTCAAGTAGGTATCAAAGAAGATGAATCACTTGATATGGCTACATTAAGTTTTAACTATACAGTTCAAGACCCAGCTGACTTTAATGTAGATGAATTGAACCAAGACGAATCTTTTAAAAATTATCTTGGTTCAATACTACAATATATAATAACAGATAGTTTAGAAAATGGAGGACATATTGGAGAATCAACTACCAACACATATACTCAATCATCTCCTTAACAATGAGGAGTATTGTAGAAGAGTAGTACCTTATCTTAAACCAGATTATTTTGAAGGTACACATAAAACGGTATTCGATTTAATTGTACAATTTGTTGGTAAGCATAATAAACTACCAACATCTAAAATTCTAGACCTTGAGTTAAAAAAGATAAATGCACCAGAAGAAGTATTAAATAATGCTTCTCGACTTATTAATGAAATTGCTATTAAATCAGATATTGATACTGATTATCTATTAGATGAATCTGAAAAATGGTGTAAAGAAAGAGCAGTATATAATGCCATCATGGACTCAATACAAATTATTGATGGTAAAGATAAAGATAGAAGTGAAGGTGCTATACCTGAAATACTTTCAACGGCTTTAGGTGTTTCTTTCGATGAAGCAATAGGTCATGATTATATTGATAACTCAGATGAAAGGTTTGAATTTTATAATCGTAAAGAAGATAGAATACCATTCGATTTAGATTATTTTAATAAAATTACAAAAGGTGGTCTGCCTAATAAGACACTTAATATTGCCTTGGCCGGTACAGGTGTAGGTAAGTCATTATTTATGTGTCATTGTGCAGCAAGCGTTCTAAGTCAAGGAAAGAATGTTTTGTATGTGACAATGGAAATGGCAGAAGAAAGAATTGCAGAAAGAATCGATGCGAATCTGATGAACTTACCAATTGAATCTCTTGGGTCTTTACCTAAGAATGTATTTAATGATAAGATAAGTAAGATAGCAAAAGCATCTGTAGGTAAACTTATTGTAAAAGAATATCCTACTGGTTCTGCACATACGGGCCATTTTAGAGCTTTACTCAATGAATTAAGATTGAAAAAGAACTTTAGTCCCGATATGATATACATTGATTATTTAAATATTTGTGCCTCAAGTCGTATGCGTGGCATGGGTGGAAGTATAAATAGTTATACGTATATAAAAGCCATAGCCGAAGAACTTCGAGGCTTGGCAGTAGAATTCAATGTACCGATAGTATCGGCAACTCAGACTACAAGGTCTGGTTTCAGTAATACTGATGTTGGACTAGAGGATACATCTGAATCATTTGGTTTACCAGCAACGGCTGATTTAATGTTTGCTCTTATATCAACAGAGGAACTTGAAGAATTAGGTCAATTGCTTGTAAAACAATTGAAGAATAGATATAACGACCCAACCAAATACAAGAGATTTGTAGTTGGTGTGGACCGTTCCCGCATGAAACTATATGATGTAGAGGAATCGGCGCAATCAGACATCATGACAGAAATGGTGCCAGATAAACCGATTAATAAGTTTGGTGAGCGTGAAAGTAATGACACGTTTGCTGACTTTAAAATATAAAGGAGAAATATATGAATATGTTAAATAACGCAAAAGCTTGGCTAATGGACCGATGGAGTGAAAGAACTTCATGGGACGGCGGTGTTATCGTCGCGGTATCATTATCATACCTGTTATTAGGTGGCTTAGTTGACTTAGTAGCATGGTTAGCCCTTGCTTATGGTATTTACACTTTTGTAAAAAAGGAAGTATAATAACCTTTAATTATGACAATTCGTGGGGGAGTATCATACTCCCCTTTTTTTTGGATAAAAAAAGTGGTACTTTTTTCATAAAAAGGGTGTACATTTACAAAAGACTATGGTATAATATACATATAAATTGATAAGGAGAATATAAATGTCACATCACATAAACGAACAAA